ATCAGAAGAAGACTTTGAGCAGGAAGAAAAACACCGCAATCGCAAACGCACCCCTGCAAATGATGTGAACGAAATGGATAAGAGTCCAGAAGCTAACCCATATAGTGGTCAAGGGCATCGCAAGGGTGATGACAATGCAAGTAGAGGTCCGGACAAGACTGCCAAGATGCTTGCTGCTAAAAAGGCTATGAAGGCTGCTAGAAAGACTCTTGACAAAGCATTCAAGGGCGATGTTGAAGAAAACTTTATCGGAATGGCACCTCAAGCAGTAGCAGAAGAAGAAGTTGAGGAAAGCGGATTACAAGCATATCTCGGTAAAAAGAAATATGGCGAAAAGGGCATGAAGGCACTTCAACAAGCAGGCCGCGATGGCGCAAGCAAAGAGAAGATGGCATCAATCCGTGCTAAACACGATAAACTTGATGAAGTACAAGTTGAAGAAGATTTAGACGCAAACCAAAAGCGTGCAGGTCAACTTGGTCCTACTGAAAAAGTAAAGAACAACAATATCGGCAAGCTGGTTGGCGCCAATGAATCAACAGAGATTGATCCAGAATTAGCTCGTATCATGGAAATGGCACGCTTTAAAAGATAACAACGGGGAAAGTACTATGAGAAGACCAATGATGCCAAATAGAAATAATAGACCAAATTTATCAGCTCCTAGGGCAGCAGCAGCAACCGCAGCCATCAAGAATCTGATTCCTACAATTAAAAATATACCTCCTGTCACAGCAAATGACCGCGCTAAAATGGAGGTGGCCAAGGTAGCACTTGCAGCAGAAATACAGAAAACACAAGTAGCAGCAGCAAAAACTGCCCGTGACGGAACTGCTGCAACCCCTGTTCAACAGCTTGCAGCACAACAAACTAAGATCGGTTCGTCGGTTCCTGGCATTGCTAAATTTCTTCCACCTGAAGCTCAACCAGCTAATGTAACATTTGCAGCAGCTATAGGGTCAATGCAAGATACTATTGCTCAACTAGACGTATTAATTGCTAATCCAGTCACTGGCGGCGTGATGAGCGACCCTGCTTTCATAGGAAGTGGCCAGCTTTCAATAAATAACAACGTTCAGTAGCGTTTAATACTATTTTGGGTGCATAATGTAATATAATAATATATTATGCACCCAATTATATTGTAAATACATTACACATGAGTTATAACATAACTTGTGTGTAGTTGTCTCCGAACAACGAAACATAAAAACACATTTAGGCACAACTTAGGCACATTTAAAAAGGAGAAAACAAAATGGCAAGTCTAGCAGAAATCCGGGCTCGTTTGGCAGCCCAAGAAAACAAGAATCAGAACTCTGGCGCTCGTACTCAGTCTGATAACGCAATTTATCCCCATTGGAATATTTCAGAAGGCGCAACTGCAACAGTGCGTTTCCTTCCTGACGCTGACAATACTAACGACTTTTTCTGGGTCGAACGGCAGATCATTAAGCTTCCTTTCAATGGCATCAAGGGTCAGCCCGATGCTAAGCAGGTAATCGTTCAGGTTCCTTGCGTAGAAATGTATGGCGAAAACTGCCCCGTTCTCGCAGAAGTTCGTCCTTGGTACAAGGATGACAGTCTTAAGGACCTCGCTAACAAGTATTGGAAGAAGCGTTCTTATCTTTATCAGGGCTTCGTTCGTGCAAACCCTCTCGGTGACGATCAGACCCCATCTAACCCCATCCGTCGCTTTGTAATCAGTCCGCAGATTCAGACTGTAATCAAGGCATCGTTGATGGATCCTGAGTTGGAAGAATTGCCAACTGACTTCGCTCGTGGTCTTGACTTCAATATCAAGAAGACTTCAAAGGGTGGTTATGCTGACTACTCAACTTCTAACTGGGCCCGTAAGGAATCCCCGTTGACGGAAGCTGAATTGGCAGCTATCGAAGCGCATGGTCTTTTCAATCTTAAGGACTTCTTGCCCAAGAAGCCAAGCGAAGCAGAACTTCGTGTTATCAAGGAAATGTTTGAAGCATCTGTTGATGGTCGTGCATATGATCCTGATAAGTGGGGCGCTTACTATCGTCGGTATGGACTTGCGGCCCGGGCTGGAGCAGCTCCGGCAGAAACAACGGTGACTGCTGAAACCAGCACAACCCAGAATGCTCCAGTCTCTAACAATGATGTTCCTTGGGACGAAGATGCAGCGCCGGCAGCAAATGATCCGGTAGTTGTTCCTAAGTCGGACACATCAAGCGACAAGGCTCAGGACATTCTTGCAATGATCCGCGCCCGTCAATCCAAGTAATACTTGGCAGGGGAGACCTAGTGTCTCCCCATTTTGACAGGAGGTTTATATGACATTACCAGATGAAAGATATAGAGCCTTGAAGCAAAGTAGAAAGCTTTTAGAAGAACTTTGCGATCCTGGCAAAACACCTAGAGTACCTAGTATTATTCGTGATCGTGCAAGAACGATTCTACGTCATTATCCTATGGATATGCACTTAGATGGTTTAGCAGAAAATAGTCCCGAACTACTTGAAAAAACCTCACCAGGTGATAAGTTAAAACAAATTGTAAGATAACAGGAGAAAACATGGCAAAGCCATTTGATATTAGTAAGTTCCGCAAGGACATTACTAAGGCTATTGACGGCCTTAGTATCGGATTTAATGACCCTACTGATTGGGTCAGCACAGGTAATTATGCACTCAATTATAGAATTAGTGGAGATTTTAATAAGGGCATTCCTCTTGGTAAAGTTACTGTCTTTGCTGGAGAGTCCGGCTCGGGTAAGAGCTACATCTGTTCGGGCAACCTTGTTCGTCATGCCCAAGAGCAGGGTATCTACGTTGTATTGATTGACAGCGAAAACGCACTTGATGAAGCTTGGCTTCACGCTCTTGGCGTAGACACTGCTGAGGATAAGCTCCTCAAGTTGAACATGGCAATGATTGATGACGTTGCGAAAACTATCAGTGAATTCATGAAGGGCTACAAAACCTTGAATGAAGAAGACAAACCTAAGGTGCTGTTCGTCATTGACTCGCTCGGCATGTTGCTCACTCCTACTGATGTTAATCAGTTTGAAGCAGGTGATATGAAGGGTGACATGGGTCGTAAGCCTAAGGCACTTACTGCACTTGTTCGTAACTGCGTTAATATGTTTGGTTCGAACAACGTAGGTCTTGTAGCAACTAACCACACTTATGCATCGCAGGATATGTTTGACCCTGACGATAAGATTTCAGGTGGTCAGGGCTTCATCTATGCTTCGTCAATCGTTGTAGCTATGCGTAAGCTTAAGCTTAAGGAAGACGAATCAGGCAACAAGGTCAGTGACGTTCGCGGCATTCGCAGTGCTTGTAAGGTCATGAAGACTCGTTACGCAAAGCCGTTCGAATCTGTTCAGATTAAGATTCCATATGAAACTGGTATGAACCCTTACTCAGGTATGCTTGATATGGCAGAATCAATGGGTATGGTATCTAAGGAAGGCAACAGCCTTGTCTATACTAAGCTTGATGGTTCTATCATTAAGAAGTTCCGTAAGGCTTGGGAAGCAAATGACGATGGTTGTTTGGACACAATCATGGCTGAGTTTGAAGCAAAGTCTGCAAGCAAGAACGCTTCCTTGATAGAAGAAGAGGAAGGTGCAGAATGAGCATTGGATTAATCGGTGAAGTTTGGAAGCTTCTAAGGTCAAGTATCGAGGCTGGCGACGTTGATGGCGCTGCTGAAACACTGGTTAATTATCTCGTAGAAGAAGATTATTCAGCACACGAAATCAAGAACACTTTCCGAGGTGACAAGGATATCAAGGATGCCCTTGATTTTTACTTAGAAACTCCAGAAGATGGTTTGATACACGAGTACGAAGATGATCTTGACGAAGAAGATTATTACGACTATTACGATGATGAAGAAGACGACCAGTACTAATGACTTGGTATGGCAAAATCACTCAGGATTTGAGTCACATTCCTGACTTCATTACTCATTACGAGAATGAATTGATTTCCGCAAAGAATGACGTTAAGGTGTACGGCAATGTTGAAAAGAACATTGCCGCACTACCCGGTGTCACGGAGTATCGCTTTAATCAACTACAAGAGATTGAAGCGGTACTCAATTTCCTCAATATTCAATTGAGAAAACTCAAAAGAAAATATTTCAAGAAGTACCTAGAAAACTATAACAGACAACTTACTCCTCGTGATGCTGAAAAGTATGCAGAGGGTGAAGATGATGTTATTGATTTTGAAGTACTAATCAACGAAGTTGCTCTACTACGTAACAAATGGTTGGGTATACTTAAAGGAATTGACGCAAAGCAATGGCAGCTTGGTCATATTGTGCGTCTAAGAACAGCCGGCATGGAAGACGTTACTATTGGGTAACCTGTCTATTGCTATTTTTTAACAATTCGTATAGTGTGAAATAGTAAGGAGAACACTATGAGAAATATGACAGCAATTGCGTGGGAAGATTTAGTTGAAGCTTCGGAGTCCAAGGATACCGAAGTCCATTATAATTTTACGACAGACCCTTTGCTAATCAGTTGCACTCTTTATCGTCTGATAAAGGAGTCACGAGAAAGCGATTCCATATCATATCTTAATTGGTCTCTAAACGAACACGCTAATCAGATTGTAAATAAAATTACCGATCAGGATCGTGTATTTGCGGAGT